TTTATGTCTGGGTCATCCATCTTGAGTGCATCTCTTACAGGCTGTCTACTATAACCTACAACCAACCTTCTTTCTCCTACTGTTTCTGTTGCTGGCACAACTACCTTATTCATAGTAACAAACGGTGTGACCTCTTGATGTACATCTTGCCCCTTAGAAACCGATGAATACATATGTCTTATGCCTTCGTGATATTCCGCTCCAAACTTGTTAAGAGTTTGTATCAACGGTTTTAGTATCGGCGTACCAACTAAGTGGTGTATCTCATCAACTAATAGTATATCGAGATTAACTAAGTAGTCATTATACTTCTCTGTTAATATATCTCCACTAGTCTTCAAATATCGTGAAGATGAGAATAGAGGCTTTAACACACCTTCTACTAGCCCTGTCTTAAATGAATGTGGAGGACCCATTAGCGCAAATATTAGAGGTGACGGCTGATGCGTTCTCAACTTATGCTTTATGAAAGGTAGAAATAGTTGGTGTGTCTTTGCCGAACCTATCTGTGACTCTATTGCACCTATTATAGTTGCTGGATACTTGTATATATGCTTAGTAAGTAGTGTAGTTTCTCTCGGCTCATAAAACATCTCTTGAACTTTAGTCCTCCTGTATATGTTGAAAGTAGGTCGTCTATGTGTTGAGTTCTTATTTGGTGGTAGTAGCCCAAACGGCTTATCTGGCCTCTCTAACAGATCGACTGTTATTGCTCTAGCCTGAACCTTCTTCAATATATTCCTAGGTAGTGTAGACTCTCCTGATATCTCCTCCATAAGATCTCCTGGTGACTTAAACAACCTAATCTCTCCTGTCTCCGTATTATGAACCATATGAGGATCTGGAGATGTATGTCTACTAACCCTATAGAGGTGAAGTATCTGATTATGTATAGTGTAAATAGATGAAGTCATATCTTCCCAGTCCTTGTTGTAGTTGTACGGCTCCCTAGTGTCGGGAGTTATTATCTCGTTCTGCAAATCTGTATAGTTCTTACTATGTGGTAGTAAGTTGTTTATCGCCTCAAGTACGCTTTTATGCTGTTGCTGTGATATACCCGGATCGTTCTTAAGAGACCCTGACAGCCTGAGTAGTAAATCGTTCGGTGTTGCTGTATAATATCTCGGGTGATATATATACTCCTCTTCTTCTGGCTGATTACTAAAATTGTTCTTTAAATCTGCCTTTGCCCTCTTAGCTATGAATGTAGCTAATGTTATCTCATAGCCTGGTGATAGAGGGTTAAAGTCCTTAAACAAATAACCTAACTCACTTCTCTGATTTGTATGCTCTGGAAGATATGTCCCACTCTCCTTAGCTATATTCAACTCTCTCGGTCTTGAGTCCTTAAACAACGCCATTACTGCTAACTGTAATATTAACGGTATAGGACGTAATGTGTCCTTGTTATAGTCTGGGTCATCTGTCTCTGCTAAGTAAACGTGCTCCTTAGTTAAGTTACCTTTATTACCTATGAAGAGTATTTTATCCTCACTTTGTAGAAGGTCTAGATGGTCACCTATTCCTCCTCCGTGTATACCTAGACAGTAATCTAATAGAAGCTTATTATCTGGAGTATTGTGATACAGTAGGTGATATCCCGCCTTACCTATACCTTTACTTATAAGGAGAGGCTTTTGACTGTCTGGAAGTGTATCAACTATATCCTTAATTATTACCGCTTTAGTTAAGTTGTCTATATCTATAGTTATTAGAGGCGGAACACATAACCCGTGAACTATTGCTACTGCCTTGTTAGCTATGTTTACAACCTCTTCTAGTGTGTTGGCTTCTAGTAATGTTGAAGTGTTGTTCTTCCAAGCTTGTTCTGGTGCTTTGGAAGGCGTTCCATCTTCTAAGAGTTTATCCTCAGGGTGTAGGCGTCTGGTAGCTAATTCCTTCTCACTATAGAGTGTAGATGCTCTTACTAGTCGTTTAGGTAATGTAGCATATTTTATCATTGTAATCTCCTTTGTTGATGTGTTATGTCGTCTGGCGTATAGCTTATGTCGTTGTGTGTAGATGGTGTGTTACAGTTGATTTGGTATCATAGCATTTAACCTTGTGTTATGTTATAGCGTGGCATAGTAGACGTGTAAAATGATAATTCAAATAGATGGTGTAAAAGCTTACTTGTATAACGTAAAAGATTACTTTTATAGCGTTATGTTATAGTATAAAAGATTACTTTTATAGTGTTATAGTTGTGTTATAGTCGCGTTGTTAATATTTTAGTATGTTAATATATCAAAACCTATCCTCTCAACTTTTTCAATTTTCTATTTTTTTTATCAAATTATATGATATATTAATATAATAGTATAACAAAAGCAAGTTTTAAGCTAGTTTTAAGGTTGAAACTTAACTCTAGCTTAAATTTAGAGAGAAATCAATAAAAGAACTCGAATTATGCCACTATATTAGGCTTATAGTATAATTAACATATACTACACGGATAGTACACGTTTTGGACGCATATTTACCGTATTTTAACAAATTATTGCTAGACGTATTCAAAACAAACTCCATACTTTACACAAAGAATATGCAATAAGAACAGCTATAACCGCGACAAGGTCTCTCATACTACTATTCTCCATCGTCTATTAAAACCTTTCTCTTACCACATTTCTTGAACATTTCATCAGACAACTTAAGATACGGAAGCATCTCTATAACCGTTAACTCTTCTTTAAACTCTACAACACAAGTTTTACGATCGATTATACGCAATAAAAGTATCTTACCAGACTCAGCAAGTATATCAGTCTTACTAACCGTCTCTTTATAACCTTCTTCATAGCAAATAACTTCTTTCTCACGTTCAACTGGCAGACTGTCGATTTCCTGCAATAGCTGTTCCTGTTCTCTTAACATAGTGTCTAACACGTTTTCTCCTACTGTATACTCCATCTTACAAGCCTATTAAATGATCTGGAAGGCAGTTATCAAACTTAACACATTCCGTCCAGTTATAACCGTTAGACGATTGAAACTTCCTGCCGTTCATCTTAACAAACTTAGACATAAGAATATCTACACTATAATCCTTATTCCAAAACCAACACCAATCACCTTCATCTGGAGTAGGTTCTTCTATAAGATTAAACTTAGCTAAACCAGGAAAACTGCCATCAGATTTAAACGTTCTTATTAAACCGTTATTATATAGGCCTACTACCGTCTTATCGTCAGACGATGCTCTATCAACGCATAGTATTCTAACTTCTCGTCCGTTACTCGTATAGTTCTTATCTACTTCTATAATACTCATATAACACACCTTATATTAATTTAATAACTCGAAATACATATTATAAATAACACGCTATATACAACACGTAAACCGGGCAATTTCAATCAATCGCACGCTTAGGCGATGATTAGTATTGATTGACTCAAATTGCCTTATTTTAGCCTATAATGTTATAGGCCTATTATAATAGACTACTTATAAAAAAGCTTAGTCTATAGTAATAGACTAAGCTAATCAGGTTTTCAAAGATACACAGTTGAAAGTTACATATACGCCGGCCATAAGGCCGAATTATTACTCCGCTACTTCTTCGCTTTCTGTCGGCAATTCAACGCCCATAGCTTCTGCAAGTGCGTCGATAGACTCGTATCCACCTTCTTTCATCACGTCTGTAACGGCTACCGGTTGAGTACGGAATACTTTAGCTTCTGCAAGTTTCGCGTCATACTCTTCGTATTTAGCTACTTTCTCCATAACGTCAGTGATTTCTTTAGCTTCGTCTAAGATAGACAATGCTTCTTTCTCCATCTTTTTGCTTTCGTTATACTGTTTAACACGCGCAGCGTCAGCTTCTTTTACGCAAGTTGTGCCTTTACTGAAACGTTCAGCCTCAAACCATAAGCCGGTAATAGTACATTTACGGCCTAACATATTGCCAGCGTTATCTTTAAGAATAGTAACTTCACGCGGCCCAGTTGACTCGTTAGAACTTTTACTTACACAAAACTCGTTAGTGAATTTCTCTAAGTTTTCTTTACTCATACGGCCGTGTTCAGTAACGAATGCTAGTGCGGCAATCATAGTTTTTTTGATAGTTAATTCTTTTGACATTTTAGTCTCCTTTAGTTGTTAGACAATTAACCTATCTCACGTGTCACGGTGAGTAGGCACCTACTTCGTTTGTTATGATGTAATTATACTCATAACATTATTAAGAACACCTTAAATTAATAAGATATTCTCTATAATATTATGATAAACTAGCGATTAACTTATTAAATGCTTTCATACCGTCATTTCTCAACTCAAATACGTCTACTACTGTGCCGTTAACTATTAACGCGTACGCCGGTTCTAATACGTTTATTCTATGTAATACGACTTTACTATTAAAGCCTTTAAATGTAACTCTCATCTGTTGTCCTTAGTTTAATTTATATAATTATAGTATAATATCTCTTAAAGTAACCTGAAGAGATTACTTTAACATTCCTAGTAGAATTAATAGTTGCGCGTTTATCGCGTCTGTTTTTGTGTTAGATAATATTAAGAATACTACTTGCACGTTATTTAGTAAACACGCATATTCTTCTTGCGTTATTATCTGGCCGTTATAAAAGTCGGTTATAATGTTTTTCACGTCTTCCGGTATCATCTGTTGTCCTTATTTTAATTTATATAATTATAGTATAATATCTCTTAAAGTAACCTGAAGAGATTACTTTAATAACTCTAGTATTAAGCATATCTGTATTCTTCGGCAGCCTGCGTCTGTGTTTGCTATAATCCAGCTTACTGTCGTTATTTTACGCATTAAACTATTATATTCGTCTAAAGTTAAAGTTGAATCTTTTCTTAAACTTTCGAGTAGTTCTCTAACTTCATCGCGTGTCATTTTAGTAGTTACGTTGTGTGTCATTTTGTCGTCCTTATTTTTATTTATATAATTATAATATAATAAATATTAAATTCTCCTTAAAGAATTAGATTAATAAGAAGTAAGTAATGCGCTATATAATGTACACGCGTGAATATCATAACTTTACTTAAAACAAGATTAAATTACGTAACTTTTATAAGATATTAAATGATGTGATTAGTACGTACGTGATAGCCTATAATATATAACCAGCTAGCCAACCCCCGCTCAACAAGCCCGGGGTGTGGAGTTTAGCTTGTAACTCGATTTAACGATAAAACAGATTCTATCCCCCTGTTATATGCCTATTATATATAGTACTCTATCAACTAATCCCACTATCAACTAATCTACTAATCCCACTATCAACTAATCTACTAATCCTATAATACAATAATCCACTAATCCACTAATCCACCACCGCTGCCACTATTAAACTAAAGAATTAAGGAGATATTAAGGAATAAATACATATAATACAAAAAAGGACTGCAGGATGAATAAACCACTTAGCTTACAAGCCACAAAGCAGGAGATACTAGCTAGACTAGACGACTACAAAATAACCGCTTTAAACTTAACATACGAAAAAATTACACACCAAGATGCTAAGTACTATGAACCGCGGGACATTAAGGTTTTAACGGATATAGTTCTTAGCATAGAGGATTCTTTCGGAGATAAACTTACTGAGGGAGCACAGGTTAGAACTATACAACTACTCCTTGATAGGTATGGGTCTAGTACAGACACACGACCGTTGCCTACTATGGACATAGGGGTGATAGATGCTTGAGGACTTCGTAAGAGACTATCTCTCAGATAGACACTGGAGACTTAACAATCTCTACTACATAGTTAACAAGGAGGACACCGTAGTTCAGATGCGGTTGAACTTTGCACAGGAGAAGGTATTCGCAGTAAAACATCCTAAGACAATAACATTGAAGTCTCGACAGCAGGGTATTAGTACATTCAAAGTAGCTGAGGGACTAGATAAATGTATATTCAGGGACAATACTCAGGCAGGTGTACAGTCATATGGTCAGAATGAGGCTAAGAAGTTATATAAGAAAGCCTTGTTTATGTGGGATAACTTTGACCCACAAATAAAAGAGTTGTTAGGGCTAAAATTAGTTTCAAGTAACTCTGAGGGACTAACATTTTCAAATGGGTCTACATTACGAATAGGTAACTTTAGGGGGGATACACTTTCATCACTTCACGTCTCAGAGTTAGCTAAGATTGCAAAGAGGTTTCCTGAGAAGGCAGAGGAATTAAACACCGGAGCCTTTGAGGCTGTAAGTACAAATAGTTCTATAAGTGTTGAGTCAACAGCAGAAGGTAAAACAGGATTATTCTTTACTATGTGGAGGACTGCAGAAAGAAGATTTAAGCTGGTTGGAGCAGAAGGTTTAACACCCTTAGACTTCTACCCAATATTTCTTAGTTGGGTTGACGATCCTGATTGTAGTATGGATGAGTACTATGAAGCTTCAGAAGATGACTTTGAGTACTTTACAAGAGTAGAGAAAGACTTAGCTATAACACTAACTCAAGAACAGAAGAATTGGTGTTCAGCGAAAAGGGAGAGACTAGCTGAGAAGTTTGACCAGGAATACCCATATAGTCCAGAGAGCGCATTTAACGTTGCCGTCGAGGGAACATACTACAAACTACAATACGAGAAACTAATCAATAGTAAACGGATTAAGCCTACACCATATACACCAGGACAACCCGTATATGCTATATTTGACTTAGGTATGAACGACAGAATGTGTATAAATTTTACTCAAA